AAAAGAACTTTCATCTCCAAGGGTAAGATCAGATTGTACCGCCTGTATTAGTTCTAAAAAGGTGTCCATAACTATATACTAGGTGTGGTTACTACCAAGAGGCAATTAAGGAGAAATTTTGTCTTTGAAGATTACTACCCGAAAGGATACGGTAACTGACCCAGATAATACGACAGACAACGTAGTATATTGCCCAGCAAACAACTCATCGTATACGTAATTATTGGCCGAAGTACCGTTATCAAAAGTATAAAACCCAATGGCATTACCACTAGCCCATCCACTTCTAGTAGTAATCTCCTCCACAATGGTTTTGACATTTATACCAAAGGTGGAATTGGTTGGCGATGCGGTGGTTTGCGATACACTGGCGGTGGTTTTTGTTTTCCCAAGGTCACTACCGAAGGCTCCGACATTGTCCTCAGCTATCCCCCAAGTTTTTAGATACACATCACTAGATCCGACCTTTAAATCCACACCAAAATCCAAGGTGGCCGAACTGATACTTGCATTTTTTGCCACATTTAAGATATCAAATCTATATCCGCAGTCTAACGGAGACCCAGAGTAGTTACCAACTCCTATCAAAATGTTTGTACCAATGTTTGTGTACCCGTCACTGACGTCTGCTGTCACCTGGTTATATGGTGTGGCGCTAGACACCCCCACCACAACTCCAGTGGTTGTGGCATAGGCCCAGGGATAAATATCAAAGTCAACACCAAAGGGCAGACTAGGGACCAGTCGCTCTACACTTTCATCACTACGCTGATAATAGACAATATACGCTGGTACATAGCCCAGGTTATGAGTTACAGTGGCGCTATTTTCAGTACTACCAGCAGTTAAAGTAACTGAAGTAGTAGAGGTGGAATGGTACTTAAACATATTGTATCGTTCATCAAGCACGAAATCCCTTGGGTCGGTGGAAAATACGCTTTTACCAGGTTTGGCTATTCTCATTCTAGGTGAAATTGTCATATCCCATTATCAGCAAATATATAGTAGCAATAGTTTGGAGTTTTTGTGGAGCCATAATAGTTATAAATCTTAAAAACAAGGCTAGTCGTATTAACATAGGTCTCTGTGGGGTCACTAGAGACCTTTAGATATGCGCTAGAAAAACCATCAGCCTGGTTTGGGATAGAGCATCCATTGTAATAATGTCCCGTGGCCAGCTCGGTAAACACCATAGCCATTGGTACAAACCCCAGGTTGTGAGATACAGTTATGGTTTGAGAACTGCCAGCAGAGATAGAGACGCTAGATTTTCCCTCCAGATATATTCTAACCGTGGCATAATTAGAATTGAAGGCGTAATCTCTTGGTTCCGTGGAAAAAACACTTTTGGTTGGTAGGGCTATTCTTATTTGAGGTACTATCATATGGCTTGCTCGTAAAATATATAATATCTGATATCGGACTCAGCTCCCACTAACGACCCGTCAACATAGGAGCCAGTTGTTTCTATTTGGCCGACAATCCCACCCTTTGTGGCTGAAAATTTTACCATTGTAAACACTATGGGGACATAGGCTAGGCCATGACTATAGTTTTGTGTGGCTAAAAGCGTACCCGTGTGTGCCACCTTTAGTGTGCCAAGATCTTCTCTAAAAATAAAATCGGTGGGATCAGTAGAAAACACACTTTTACCTGGTTTTGCTATCCTAAACCTAGGTGTTATTGTCATGTTGTCTCCGTACCTATAAAAATTACATCATTTGTACCATCACTAATTATCATTCCTTTAAAAGCTCCTATCTCCTCTACTGTAAAATAGTCCCCTGCCACTATCGAACCAGCCTTAAGAGTACCTTTAAACGTAGCGTCTCCAGTCGTGCCATCTATGGCAAATGTCACCTCATTATTCTTGTTCCTGGCTACAATACCATCAGGAGATATTCTTAGGTCTCCAGAGGTTCCGCTTTCAAATTTTCCAACCTGAATAGCCCCCGAGGGGGTAAACTCATACTCCGCCAATATTTTTCGGCTAGATGTATTGAGTGTGGCTCCAATCACCTCAGAGGCTATCCGTTTTCTAGGAAATGGGAGGTCTTTAGTTTCTTTAGGAGTAAAGACACCATCTGAGGTAGATTGAGTAGACCCAGTATCTTGCTGATCCTGGTTGGGGAATGGAGCATCTTGGACTTCTTCTGGCTTGTATACTTTAATATCATCCATTATTCAAAATAAATTCTAACACGGTGAACTTCTGGACTACTGTTACCAGTTGGGACCAGCACGACTTTTGGCTCAAACACCTGGCCCTCAGCTGTAATTCTAAATACAGCTTTTTTGCCATTGGCCACGGAATAACTTAAATTACCATCTGCGGTATAGGCCCTGATAAACGATCCTGTTTTATCTAGTTTGTACCAGAACTGGACAGACGCACCACTTGGCAGTGGATCCATAAACAATTCGGCCATTTTCCAATTTGTTATGTTTACTGGTTTTTTGACGGGAGCCTTGAAATCTAGCCCCTCATAGGTCGCTGTGGCTTTAGTAGTTAAGTCTACGGCCATTACCCCGTAATCAGTACCGTCACGGTAACTGGCTAACACTACTCCACCAACACTACAAATTGCACCTATCTCATCAACGTCTAGAGAATACTCCAGGTTAAGCACAAAAGGATGGTTTTTGTCTTTACGGCCATAGGTATAAATACCACCATACCCAGAGGTTGCGCCATATACACCAAAAAGGGCCATGTTGCCAACTGATTGCTTGTCTATCCATGAAAGGGCATTAGTCTCCCAGTCAAAGTACTGAACGGGGTCGATTAAGTTGCAAACACCACCTGGGTTAACCTTGCCACCACCACGTAGGATCTTAACGGGCATTGTAGAGGAGAAATCAGAATAGTATATCTCGCCATTGTCACCAACCTGAGACAGTGGTACTTCCGCATCTACTGAACCATTGACTCCCTTGGTTGGATCACTGGCCCTATATGTACCGATTACGGCCCTACCACTCCTCTCGATTACAGTTTTGGCTATGTTTCCAGGGATTAAATCAAGGGCCTCATTGGTGTAAGAGTTATCATAGGCAAGCATGGCTAAATAGTTGTAATTAGCTATCATTACATCACCACCAACAGTAGCCATTGTATGCCAGGCAGTTGATGTTAAATTGGTTTTGGGAAAGCCAGCAATTCCAGTGTCTACGTCATTCCAGCTTGCGTTACCAGGTATGGGCTTAATATGCAGATCGGTTAGTGAGGCCCAGGTAAGGTAAGTAGCACCACCACTGGAGGGTTTTTCTTCAGCGCCAGTGATGCGTTCACGTGCATCGTATACTTGTCTCCATTCATTTGTGCCTGTTCTTTTGTATATCTTTCCAAGATGCCCAAAGCCATAGGTGTAACCATCCGAACATTTAACAAATTTTATGATGAGATCCGAGAAAATAGTTTTTAACCCACCTGACGGAGAGGGTGAGGGTGAGCCAGAACTTGATGGGGAGACTGAGTGGGACGGAGATGATGAGGCGGACGGACTTCTTGAAGCTGATGGGGATTGAGAAGATGATGCGCTACCTAGACTGGGAGACGGAGAGGCAGAGGGTGAGCGTGATGGCGAGTGAGAAGTTGAGGCCGAAGGGCTGACACTGGCCGAAGGGGAACGAGATAGGCTTGCCGACTGGAGTGTTACTCCCTCATCTACCAGGGCTTGCCCAGCAGACAAAGTATCACGTATTTTTCTAATATCCAGGTTGGTTCCATGCTTAAAAGCACCTTTTATCCCTCTATCCTCAAAATCAGAAATTCCACCACCAAAATTTGATATTTTGTAAACGCTCATACCAAATAGTAAGCCCTATACCTACAAGTAGACAACCTATCTACACTTACTGTTATATTTTGCGGTATAGATTATGTCGTGGCCTGGGTACTTCACCTTGTATCTGACTGAAAAACACAAATCAATTATGTCTACTGACAGATCATGAGAAATGGGTGCTGGGCTTGGAGAAGGGCTGGCCGAGGTAGAAGATGATGGGGATTGACTGGCCGAAGGTGAGCGTGAGGCACTTACCGAGGCTGAGGGGCTGACGCTGGCGCTTGGTGAGACACTGGCCGAAGGACTGACGGAGGGACTTACTGAACTGGAGGGTGAGACTGATAGACTGACGCTTGAACTGGGAGAGACTGAAGCCGAAGGGCTGACCGAGGGTGAAACGCTTGATGAGGGCGAAATGCTGGCGCTGGGGCTAACCGAAGGGCTGGCACTGGATGAAGGGGAGACACTGGCACTTGGAGACACACTGGGGGAAGCACTAGAACTAGGTGAGATACTGGCTGACGGAGATTGTGTGGCTGATTGGCTAGAACTTGGAGACACGCTGGCACTGGGCGATACTGAGGCTGAAGGGGATTGACTTGGAGAATTACTAGAGCTGGGTGACACTGAAGCAGACGGGCTGACAGAAGGGCTGACTGAGGCTGATGGACTTACGCTCGAACTTGGCGAGACAGATGGGGAAACGCTTGGTGAAACAGAGGCCGAAGGAGAAACTGAAGGAGAAATACTTGCACTTGGAGATACACTGGCTGAAGGGCTGACACTGGCCGAAGGTGAAACGCTGGGTGACACCGAAGATGAGGGCGAAGTGGCAACGTCGTAATATTGTTTAAAGTTCAATCCTAAGTCGCTACGGTCAGTCCAGGTACTACCATCAGAGCTGTTATCAAGTGAACCACCGCCCCAGTCATAGTGAACGTGTAGATAATTGCTACTATCTATGGTCGAGGTCTGAAAGACTATCCAGTAAGTAGTGCCTGATGTAATTGATGCACCTGCACCACCTTCAAAGGTGTACCAAAGGGCCGAGCCAGTAACAGTATTCTTGTTTATAGAACCTACTGTCCCAAGGTTGGTTGACGGCCTGTTACCGCCACTGTTAGACCAGATACTAGCCGTGATTGTTCCAGTTGGTGAACCAGCACCAATTTTCAAAAGTAACTCAACTTTAGTGCAAGTCCCAGTATGGGTCGGTGTAAATTTAGTTGCCTCATAGGTTTCATTTGTTACATAGCCGAAACTTAACACTCCGTCATTGGTTGTGTTCGATTGATCTAGGGTTGGCATAATTTAGACTAGTCTCAAAGACTACATACACACAACTAGATAATAGGATTATGCTGATAAATGCGCACACACACCTCATTCTGAAAATCGTAGTAGGAAGTGTCTGAAACATCTCCGTGTAGGTTAAAATCCTCATTCGCACCACTTTTGCTGTTAGAGTCTAGTGTTTCCCAGGAGTTAGTTCTACCATTCCATATTTGGAGATAAACAGTTTGTGTGGTAGGCGCTAGTGTGGTCCTGGCGTTTATTCTTATTTTGATTCTATCTGATCTGTTAGTATGTCGTCTCTTGAACTGGTGGACTAGATAGGAAGTTATACCAGATACGGCTACCCTGTGGCCATCTTCTACGGCCACCTTGCCTTCTTCTGGAGTTGTGTAAGTTATGGCCAAATCCGCCTTACCAGATGGCAGATTTACGATGGCTTCACGTGTGAATAGATTGTGTGAAGGCTCTTGACTTGGGGATGGTGAAGGGCTTTTAGATAGTGAGGCTGAGTTTGATGGACTAGTACTATGAGAAGGCGACACTGATCTGGATTGACTGGCGCTAGGGGAGAGTGATGGACTTAAACTGCTACTAGCCGAAGGAGAGAGACTAGAACTGGGGGATCTACTGGGTGAATTACTTGAACTTGGGGAAATAGAAGTGCTAGGGCTAATACTGGCAGAAACTGAAGGGCTGACGCTAGAGCTTGGGCTTACTGAAGGACTGACACTAGATGATGGAGACATGGAATAACTATTACCCACACTTGGGGATGGGCTGTTACTAGATGATGGCGAAACGCTGGCGGAGGGACTAATGGATGGAGAGGCTGACGAGCTTGGACTTACAGAAGCCGAAGGGCTAACCGAGGGAGAAACGCTGGCCGATGGTGAGACACTAGAGGATGGACTGACCGAACGGCTAGAGCTGGATGAAGGCGACACGCTGGCCGAGGGGGAGGTAGAGGCAGAGGGGCTGGTAGAGGCCGAAGGGCTTACACTTCTACTAGAGCTAGACGATGGAGATACACTTGGGCTTACGCTGGACGAGGCAGATGATATTTCCTGTGCTAACTCCAAAGCTATACCAACCGAGATAAGTGCTGTACTGGCCCATGTCCAACCAACTGTTTGGCCACTACCACTTGCCCTATACTCAGTTTCAAGTCTGGCCGAAGCCGAGTCTGCCTGTGATATTTCTGTAAATCCCGATGCTGGGACTACATCAATGGCTCTATTTATACGCACGACCCCAACAACAGCATTATTACTGCTACCAAGAGAAGCCAAATCTATATCCATTCCAGTGGTAGTCCCAGTGCTTATGTGTCCACCTACGGACTGTACAATCGCATTCGCTCCATTGATTCCGCTAGTTCTAATCCCAGAGTACTCTACGACACTCCATGAACACTGTGTCTGGCTTACACCACCAAAATCTATAGTTAATGCACCAGATCCAGGGGAAGAACTTAACGCTCTAAATATCGTCACCCTTCTTTGGACCAGGGTGTCTGTTTGAGTAGATACCTGTGTCCATGTCATTCCAGCACCACTTAGCGTAGGGAGGGTTGACCCAGCCACAAGAACACTACCCACGGAAACTAATATAAGTCTATTAGCAGTTGGAGAAACCGAGGCTGTAGAGTAAGAACTAAGAGAGCTATCACTAAAGCTAGTTGTAAGGTTGGTAGCAGATATTGCCATACCCTAGACTAGCTGACATCACTATTAGTAGGCAATTAGACTGTTTTTAAAAACTCCATAAATTTTCCAGGCTCCCAGTTCCAAGGGGAAACGGTCTCGCTCTCTCTCCAGCCATCAGTGTATCTCTCGTTTCTAAACTGATCCTTGCTCCACCTGCTAGGTGTAAGGTTATTTTCATGTCTAATATCTATGTTAGGATAGGCAGATTGATAGCTTTCGGCCTTTAAATCGTCTATTCTTTCGGGTCGGCCATGTGTACCAGGCTCAAACCCCATAGCGGTACTATAACCCTCGGCTTCTATCCGCTTTACCCGTTCTGTGAAGTGTTTTATTAGGGTTTCACGGTATCCACACAATCCAGAGAGTTGCTGTAGCCCATTACAGTAAAGGGCATGTCCATCACTTGATCTGACTCGCCATACATTTGTGTTGTAGTAGTAAACATCCTTTTTGGCTGGCATAAAATCGAAGTGTGAGGGGTGGTAAAGAACATCATGCTCGCAAAAGAACACAACCTCAGCCGTTGAAGCGCTAAGGGCCGACAGAATTTGTTTGGCCATAGTGAGATACCCACGTTCCAATGGTATATGGATGTTCTTGCCAAAGTTCATGGGCTTTAAAGATGCACTGACTATTGGCAGACCAGCCTTTTTGAGTTGACGTTGCACTGGATGGGCAATTTTAAGACTTAGTTTATTGTCAGTGTAGAAAATTATCCCCTTATTGCTTTTGACTTGCTCGCCATCATGCCAGTCTGGAACTGGTCTAAACTTGTCTAGTAGCCACTGTAGGCTATGTTTAGCCAGTGGCCAGTTGCCTTGTAGGAACAAAGATCGTGAATATTGCCTTGCCCGTTCAACATCGGACCCCGACAATGGGTAGGGAAAGCCAAAATCTCCACCTTGGGTGCGGAACATGTGGGAGTACCAGGTTTTCTTATTTACCACTACACGCCCACCAGAAAGCCATGTTTTACAGGCCACTTCTACCCCCTGCTGGCCCCATGACCCATGAGCCTCGTCACAAATGTTAAGCTCCCAGTACTTATCACGTGTCATCATAAAACACGAACCCTGAAGTGACAAAGTTTGGCTTAGACCATTGTCATGGACGGGGGAAAGTGTTACACTTCCATTATGAAAGATGTTTGTTTTTTCACTGTAGACAAAGTTTCCCCCGAGTATATTGTTAAGTTCTTTAATAATATCAGAGTCAATCGTACTACCAGGTGCTGGGAGTGGAATGGGAGAGTCGACAAAGGAGGATATGGACGCTGTACCTTTCTCCAAAAGGAAGCACTTACACACAGATTTATTTTCGCCTGGCTCATCCAGCCAATTCCTTATGGAAGAAGCCGTAAAATTTCCGTTATTGACCATATCTGTAAAAATAGAAGGTGTTGTAACCCCACCCACTTGAGGCTTATTTCCGACTACGAAAATTTCAGACTTTCTGATGCCCCTGCCAGTATTAACCGTAGAAAAACCCACTGTATCCGTGGCCATGTTCTTCCCGAGCCAAAGACTGTTGCCACTACAAAGAGAAAAATGAGAACGTGCAAAATTTGCAAGAAGGCTTATGACAGTAGGAGATATGCTTCCAGGATCAAACGATAACTGATACCCAATAATAATTCCATACTTTGACTCTGGCCGATCACCATATGAACCATGATATTGAAAGTGTAATGTCTTATCAAAACGATAAAATAAACTTTTTCTATTTTCCCTGGGCTTAAACACTATCACTCGCTCAAATTCGGTGCTAGAACATGACTCGTTTCTGGTCATGTCTGGATTAAGGCAAAAAGTAGGTGTAGGGCCTTGATACCAACGGTTTCCACACCTCTGGCACTTCCAATCGAAGGCATGGAGGTTATACATTACGGGGACCATTGTAAGGTCATCTTGCATATCGGCCATCATTTTCACATCAAACCCCTCGTCTACTGTACAGTGAGCGTCCAGCTTCATCACATACTTGGCCGTAGACAGTTTGCAGATCTGGTTAGTGATAGCACGCTGGCCCAATGGAGACCCGTAGTATAAAACAATTAGATCAGGGTGGTCTACTATAGGTGGTGTAGCCCATGCCCCATCTAATCCGACTATAACCTGGGTATTGCCCCTTTTGTTTTTCAGAACATCCTCAACCGTCCTGGCACAAAACATCTCATTTCTGGCTGGTATCAGTACCGAAAGATCGTAAGCCATTATTTTTTCTTTTTTGCCTTACTCAGAGCTATGGCCACGGCCTGTTTCTGTTTGTAGCCCTCATGCATCATCTTTTTAATATTGCTACTTACTACTTTTCTTGATTTTCCTTTTTTTAGTGGCATTTTTGTCTAAACCTTTAACTGGTTTGTTTAGTTTAAGCCATTCTTTATTCTTTTTCAAAAGGTCACGGGTAAGTGATGCACTAGCACCCAAAGACTCAGCCCACGCACACCAGGCATAGACATCTTTGGGTATACACTTGCTATTCATGCCACGGTTATCTGGATAAACAAAGGTAAACCACAGGTTAAAACGGGGATCGTCACCATAAACCGCATCTCTTACGGTATAGTAATCCACATTAGCCTTTTCGCAGACATCGTACAATTCTTGGCACTGGGCTACTTTGAAAGCGATTGCCCTGTTTTCGGATAACTTGATTATCTCAGCCCCATACCCACTAACCTGCTTAATCGTGATGTTGGCATTGTATACATTAGTGTATAGATCAATCAGTTTTTTTCTATCTTTCCAGTTTCCACCAATTATCATAAATGGTCGGTTTTTTTGGTCGGTCATAGGGTGGTTTACTGTTTCACCCAAGTATTCAGGTTGTACCACCAGGGTATGCCCGAACATAGCCTCATACATCTGAGAGTCGCCAGGGTTTATAGTAGACCTGATTACAACCAGATCAGTTTTAAGCCAGGAAATACACTCAGCCACGATTGAAGTATCTAGTTTACCCTCAGCCTTTTTACCAGACTTTAAATTAGGGGTGGGAACACATATAAATGCTACATCGCACTTGTTTACATCGTCTTTGGTGGTCGTATACCCAAGCATGGGGTCATAGATAAGAGCATCTGGAAACATTGTGTGCATGGCCTTTCCGACCCATCCATAGCCCAATATTGCTACCTTCTTCATGTTAGTTTTCTGGTGGCATCACAACGGGTAATACATACCAATCAATAGCCTCCATATCTCCAAGACAGGTAATTAGTTGGTGGTCCTGGCCGTTCATGTGGAGAGACAAGTATTCACCATTTAAGAATATATATGTGTACTCATTATCCCAGGCTACTCTGGTTAGCTTTTTGTGATTAAGTACTTCTCTGATAGCATCGGGGAAATTTAACAAAATAGTACCCTCATTTAGATTTGACATTTTTTTTGCTTGGAGACACAGAAACATTTAACTCCTTTTTCTTAACAATATACTCGTCTATGGCAAGTCTGATATGCTCCGATATACTACCCACCAGTCCTGATAAAAATTCCACTTGATTGTCCCCTATGTACATATTAAATCTTTTCATATCGTATTGTATACATCTATACTATGTATGTCAAGCTCCGAACCCTTTAACAACTTCCCTTGGCGCTTGCTTCACATAAAACCAGGACCTAGAGTCATCACGTTTCTCACCTGGTAGTTTTTCTTTTCTGCCTAGGATCAGTAGTGGCGCAATCTGATAAGCCTCTACCCAGCCACCAACAGCCTCCATAACGTGCATTAAATAGCCGTTGTGCCGTCTCCTAATATAATCATGTCCAGCAACTATCCCACCCACCCTAACCTTGCGGTCCCATGCGGAGATGTCAGCTACGGTTTGTGCATATTCATGGTTGCCGTCAATATAGACAAAATCTAACGAACCGTCATTAAACCCCTTGGACGCTTCCACACTAAACAGCTTCAAAAGTACATTCCTGCCAGAATATTTGGCCAGATTTTCCCTAGCATCTGCAAGTAATTGGTTCATCTTGTTCTGGTCTACATGGTCTCTGTACCCACTGTAGGCGGTCCAAGCGTCTATAGAGTGTAAAAATAGTTTCGGATTTTTCTCTAGTAGCACCTTGGAGTAAAGACCACGCTCCACACCTATCTCAGCTCCATTGTTAAGATCCATAGCCCCCAAAAGCTCAGCCAAAGACTCACGGTTTGTATTGGGTATCTCTATAATTTTCTTCCCCTTAGCCATCTGCTCCTGTATGTTACTGCCAAACATATTGTCAATAAACTCGTAGACGCTGATACTCATATTTTTTTGTAAAAATTAGTAATAATAGACCCCCAGTCAAAAATAGACCTTGCGTGATCTATCTCATTCTGTGTTACTGGTCTATAGGTGTTTGAAAAAACATCCACCAGGGAGTATATCGTGGACTCTCTGTCATTTTCTGGAATGAATATCGCAAAGTCTCCAAACCACTTGCGATAGTGTGGTTGGTCAAACACGATTGGTCTGGCCCCACATGATAATCCCTCAACTACTGGCAACTCAAACCCTTCTATCCTACGAAGCCCAGAAACATAGAAGCAAGAGCCGTAAAGCCTGGCAAGTTGTTTGTCACTTATCCCTGTAAAGCAAGCAACGCCATCTTTGCCAAGTTCTGAGCCAAGGTACACCATACTTCCACCAACTCCTAGTGTGGCTAAAACACATTCCCTGGCCGACTCTACCAAATATCCCTGACTAGTGGCTAGAATGACATTTGTTTTGGGCCTTAGCTTCGGTTCGAAGTTTTTGAAGGCTGGATCAATACCCAGTGGCGCATGATAAAAGTTATTACTCATCTTGCCACCATCCTCATCACATAACTGGTTTAGGTCGTAGTAGCTCCACACACACTCAGCCCCAGCCCACATATCAATCCACTCTTTAGTGCTAGGTTGCATGGTACTACGTAGGCAATACTGGATCATGGCATATTTTTGGCCTCTGGAGATAGCTTTTTGTACTTGTTTCTCTACCATGTCATGCCTACCTATTACATGAAATATAATCAAGTCGGCCTGTTTTCGGTCTAAAACTACAGTATAGCCATCAGGTAAGTACTTTTTTAGATTATCTCTAACTCGACCTATGCCCCTGGACTCTTGTGGTAGCTCTAAATAAACCTTCATCTTTTTCGGACTGACTCTATTAGTTCTTTGGTCCAGGTGGGGACCTTATCACCACCAAACCGTTCGATCAGCCAAGCCAGATCATGTTTGGCCCCCTGTAACTTATTGCCAAACCAAAACTCATCACAGTATTTATTACCAGCATCCAATTCTCTGGAGTTGAGGAAATACATTCTGCCATAGGTTTTACCCTTGTGTAAGTGGGCATACCAGGTGTTTTTATTAGTGTATACCCGACCACCCGTTAGAAATGTTTTAAGCCCTATTTCTTGGGCTTCACGAACAAAGTTTCCATATCCCTCAGTACGCATATACCCTAGTCTATTAACATAGTGGTTTTTGGTCATAAACCAACAGGAACCCTGGAAAGACATGGTTTCATCTATCATTACATCCTTGCGCTCTATGGTCCTCTGGTCCCACTTGTTACCTTTTACACCATTATCAGCAGGTGAGGATAAATATTCATAGTCAACTGGTGGCTTGCCAACATCTTGCAAAGCCCAATTCTCAGCATCAAGCCTAAGTCTACGTGGAATTACAATCCAGTTGTCATCATTACCCTCATTTATATACTTAGGGATATCAGCTTTAAGCTGTACATCAAATCCCTCAGCAAACATACAATGGGCATCAGATTTCATTAGATAGTCACCTTTGGCAATCTTAGCCCCTGCGTTGATACCATCACGCATACCAACCGACTGGCCAAAATGTAGGTATACAACACGTGGGTCATTCACAAGTTCATTAGTTGGTGGCCAATAACCATCAAGAATGGCAATAACTTCTATTGGACCCCTTGCTTTGGCTAGGAGATCTAAAACTGTTTTTTGGAGGAAAATTTCGTTACGGGCTGGAATTATTACGGATACCATATCGTTGGCCATACACCTATTATATGTATGGCCAACCTATATGTCAAGCTAAACCTCTGGGAAAGAGGGACTTGGTGATATGGACGGAGACACGGAACTAGATGGCGAGACACTGGCACTTGGGCTACTACTGGCGCTAGGGCTTTGAGAAGCCGAAGGTGTTGCAGAAGCTGAGGCCGAAGGTGAAGCGCTTGCGCTAGGGCTTTGAGACGATGAAGGAGACAAACTAGCAGAACTACTGCTAGAAGGTGAGACCGAGGCCGAAGGCGAGACCGAAGCTGATGGGGACACACTTGGAGACACCGAGGAACTTGGAGACACGCTCCTAGAAGGAGATGGTGAGTTAGAGGCTGACACTGAGCTAGAGGGGCTAATGGAGGCGGATGGGGATGGAGACGAAACAGCATCACCAGCAAAACCCCAGACGGCCGAGCTAGAAGTACCAACATTTATGTACACATTTCTACCAGTTTTATCTAAGTCACGAAAAATTGCACCCTTCTTAAAACCTGAGTACCCTGTAGGCAGGGTGTTGCCTTCAGCTTCTAGGATTAGGTCCGTAGAGCTTTGTGGATTAGGTTGTTGAGGGGTGGCAATTTCGGTTGTGTCATATTTGAGTACTTTATTGTACTGATATGGGACACGTGCATCTAAAAACGCCTGTTCAGTTGTAGTCCGATCAGCAGAGGAGATAGCCATAACTCTATCGAGTTCTAGCTGGTCTGATTTGCTTAGTTGTGATTTGATTTCAAAAGTTGTCATAATCTACGGACCTACCCTGGCCAGGAGTCCCAGCCAGGGTTATTAACTTATAACTAGACGTTGAAGGTGAAAAATCCTTCAGCACAAAAGTGTCTACGAGAGTCGGCCACTTTAGCACCGTACACGAATAGATCTTTATAAGCTGACCCGAAGTTTCCAATAAGATCTTCTTCCATTCCAGCCTCTAATAGTTTTTCAGCAAAGGTCATCCAATTTGGGTGGCCAGCTAAAACTCTATATCCATTGGTGTTGTCACCAGTTAGGCGGTTAGATACGAATACCTTAAATCCTTGAAGCATACCCAACATTCCTTTTTTAACGAGTTCTTGGTAGACCTCAGGAACATGGAGAGCGATACCAGTAGCACCAGTGGTGGCAATGGTTTCAAACTCAGGTGGTACGATCAAAAATCGTCCTTCAGAAGGAACAGCAGACTTACCGTTAGCTTCAGCCTTGTCAAGTTTGAGCTTTAAAGCACCAACTTTACTTAGCAAGTTAGCCAGGGTAACAGAAACAGCAGTCACAGCTTCAATTGTGTAGGTTGCACCAGCGTTGATAGCACCACCAGTATAAGCTGATGCTACATCATCTAGGTCATCTTCAATCACAATAGCGGTTGTACTGGAGAAGGTTTTAACCCTGTACCACTTGGTGTGTCCAGTAGCTTTGAAGCCACGGCCAACCATAGCGGAAGTGAAGGTCGTACCAGAACCAGTTACAGCACCAGTTACAGCATCCACTGTAACAGTACCAGTGGTGTAGTCAGTACCCACTCTGTTTCCAGAAGCTACGTCACCGTAGAAACCGAAAGCAAAAGTGTCCATATTCTTGTTACGTTCGTCAGCTTTTTGGCTTACGACAGTAGAATGTGGATTTTTAATATAACTTAACCAGTTGTCGAGAGTTTTTTCTTTCCAATAGAAAGATTTGTACTCACTTATGGTTAATACTGCATTATTTTCATAGAGATCATCAGCAGTTAGGTTAGAACCATTGTATGTTTTCTCTGAAATTCTGGCAATATTCAGAATGTTTAATTTTGAACCGACACCATTGATTTCACCCTCATAGTCTCTGTTTACGACATCGTCCAATAAGGAACGGTCATAGACTTCGAGCATTAGTTTTTGGGAAAATCCCTGGGCTACGGTTGTAGCTCTTGCACTAGACATATTTTAGAAATAAATTTTTAAATAGATTTCTTTTACCGTCTCAGTGCGAGGTTAGGATGAACTCTTTACATAAGACTACATCAAAATACTGCTATCTGTCAAGTACTATACGTTACTGATCTTTCCTTGTTTAAGTAGTTCTTTCCATTTTTTATAGTCTGTAGTCATTAAAACCTTAGACTGGGCTGGGGTTAGTTTCTCCTGTGTAGGCTGTGGCTTGTCTTTGTTTCCAGGAGTACCAGTTTCAAACATTTTGCCCTTATTTTTGGGCTTAGAGTTTAAAACCATGTCACCATTAAAGGCAAGAATTAAATCTTGCATATCCAATCCCCTTCGGCTGGGCTTCATGGCAAATAATTTAAAGTCCTCAGTCTTTCCCTCTAGCTCTGGGTGATCTATTAGAGTCTTGGGGTCATCTACAAAGGCATCTACGCTAGAATTCCATTTCTCTATATCCTTACCCTCCTTGGCAACCTTAGACATAATTTCAAATCTTTTTTCACTTACCCAGCTTTTCTTGGCTAATTTTTGCTCAGTGGTAGTCATGTTTTCCCATTCACTAGCGCCATATTCAGACACCATATCATCATCAGTTGGTTCAGTAATAGACTCCGCCTCGCCTACTGCCTCGTCATACTTTTTGGTGCGAGATTGTAGTACTTGGGCTTCTTTGGCTGAATTGGTTAGCTTTTTTTTTAATTCTACGGTCTCAGTGTTGTCTACTTCTGCCTCTGGCTGGGCTTCGGGTTCTAGTTCAGCGACTTCTTCAGGCTCGGTTGGTTCTTCTTTTTCTGGTTCTGGTTGTGCCTCTAGTTCCTGGAGGGCTTTTTGTGCATTGGCTTCTAATTCTTCTTTGGTTGGTTTGACGTGTAGTGTCATTTTTTATTGGGTTCTAATAAAGACTTATATTTGGCCACCTCATCGCCCCTAAGATATGCGGATCTGGCTTTAACAAAGCCTTTTTCCTCATCGGTCATGGTAGATAGTGGTTTTCGGTAAAGTCTTTTAAGTTCTTCTTCTATTTCTTTTTCAGTTTGGGCTATTCGTTCTTCTAGGGTCATTTCTGCCATATAGCGGTATCTTAAATCAATAATTTACAAAAGTCAATTTTTAATACCCTTCAAAACACGCTCTATGTTTTGCTGTAGCTTGTCTGGTCCAGACAAATAAGCCTCCAGTAAAAGATAGTTACGAAGTCTGGCCGTCAGATAAACACGTTTCTGGTCCAGATACCATTTGCGGATTATCCCCACTAGTGGAAAAAACAGACCCAGGAGGGATACCCAGCTATTTGGAGTTTCTTGGATGTCTAGTAGGGAGTGTGAAGTAGACTCACGCATTTTTGATACATAGTCCCGCACCATTGGGACACTTAGTTGAACAGTGTTTAGCTGTTCTAGCCGATCAGTGAGACTTTTAATCTCAAAATCCTCCAGGTCCTCATACTTTAGATTGAATTTAGATAGTATTTCGTCTACTTTCATTTATTAGCAAGAAGTGGAGCTGGCTGTGCTGGTGGCATTGTAGCCATTGGATTATTTAGCATAGCACTACGTTTTTCTGCTTCTTCTCGTATTATATCATTTATTTCGTTGGGGTTAAGACCTGCAAACTCCAAAGCCTTCCGCTGTACCGTTTCAGTTAGTTTTGAGTTGCCTGGGATCATTTGCTGAACTGCACTAAGTTTTTGTAGTTGCTGTGTATTTTGGCTATCCCTTTCAGTTTGAGACCAAACCTTAACCTGATACCCAGAGCTAGTTATCCAGTCTTTTGGTGCGACTTCCCTCATATAAATATCATTAGTGTTTCTCCCCTTCATGTACAGCTTAACAGCGTCTATCTTATCAGCATTGGCCTCTATTAGTTTCAAAAACTTTTCGCCACGTTTTTTCCAAGCATGAGTATAGAACTTGGATATCCCCTTGGTACGTTCTTTGGCCTCATTTAATGCCAGTTGTACCTCGCCTAGCGTGATCTTGTTAGGAGTTTCTACCCCCTGCTGGGTAGCGGTAGCACCAGTGGCCCTATCGTTCATGTTTAAAATAAACTGCATTTCATCTAGTGACTCGGTTAAGTCTGGAATGTCTACTTTTTGAAAAACCTCAGATGGCTTTCCAGGTACACCCACCCATCCCCAAGGTTCAGGTTCTATACTTGGTGGGATAAATCCTTCAATGGTGGAGTCAAAGTAATTCATACCAAACGACCTTAGAGTTCGATTTTCAACTAATTGGGAGTACCAGACATTTAAGATCTTATTACTTGGTCGTATAATGTCAGCCAAAGAGTCGGACCAAAAATCTTGACGTTCCACATCATCGGCCCAAGAGGTATAAGGAAAATGGGTTTGCCAATAGTTGTCCTTAGTCACACCCATTACTTCTTCCAGTGGTTTTTTGGATAAGATTTCCTGGTTGTCAGCCTCAACATACAGCCACAACTGCTCAGGGTGAACATCGCCATCAGCATCTTTTTCATTCTCACGGTAGACAAAGTGCATGGACAACTCAACATAAGTCTCACCTAGTATTGGTGACTCAACATCTTGTATACCAAGCTCGGATAATTTTTCATTTTTCTTGTTTAAAGAGTCTAGGTTATCAGATTGTTTAATTAAACCCATCTTGGTTGCATAAAAGGTCTGGAGACGTTTAACAGCGTCCTGGTCGTACAGCTCATTACCCACCAGGCTAGATAGTGGTTTAAAAATATGAGTGTGAATAAGCACCCTGGCAGTATCCAGGTCTGTGGGGTCTGTATACCTATCGACCAGAATATCCTCTGGATCCTCTACTGTAAATATAATCCTACCATCGGCTACTTGCCACTGGTCAAAGGTTCGGCCATAAATCATTTCTTGCTTTTTATCTACCAGGTCTTTAATCTCAGCATTATTGCGCTCTAGTGTCCATTTCCAGTATTCATTTTGGAATATTTGTGCATCCCTGTCATTATCCAAGTTTTCAAACTCGATAAGTGGCATATCGTCAAGATCTTTTAAGATGGTCTTGATTGTTTGCTTCATCAGTGGCAAGGTGACAGACTGGCGCTGTGTAATTCTATTTATCTTGACAACTCCACGATACAAAAGATAGTTTTCCTTCCAATCATCATGCCTACGCTTCCGATAGTTGTATGCTCCCTCCTTGTTTTTTTTAAGCATTGTCAACTCAGGATTTTCTACGATTATTTCATCAATCATAACTTATGCTAAGTCCGATAACTACCACAAGGCAACTAGCCTGGCATATCCTCATATAACCGCTTAACTCCACCAAAAGAAGTCTGCTGTTTTGGAACGACATTGGTTTTATCAAGTTCAAAATACATCCTCATCACCATCATGTCCAAAAAGTCAGGGCTTCGGCCTATTGACTCTTTAATTTCATCTTTGGGTATTATTTGCAAAGGAGCCTCAGTCGCTGTTTCCAGGCGTTTTAGTTGTTGGATTTCCTCAATAACCATCTCCCTAGTTAGCTCGTCTATGGGTGCGGTAATACATATTTTGTGCTTGTTTATAGCATCAGCCAACATATAGGAGCATTGGGTTTTTAAGTTGCGATAGTTTTCTTTTCTCACTGTGTTTGTTTTTCCTTGGACTCTATCTCTAACACCAAGTATGCCAAGTGGCGAAGCATTGGCCACAAAACCCTTTATACCTTTGACTATATCCACTACACCACCACCCACCCCATCATCGTCAGCGATAGCGTGGCTAAAGGGAATACGCTCATTTGTCAGTTCTAACCTAATATCCTGGGCCGTTTGGGTTATATCTCTATTTATCTTCCAGTCAATTTTATACAGTTCATACCCCCTCCAGTCTCCAATTACGATCTTGTCACTTCCGTGTCTAGCCACATCAGCCGACAAATACTTATCACTCGACAACTCTGGCGTGTTGGTAAACATATCAATAATTGCATCGTACTCCACCAGGTTATTCTCGCCACCTGCGTATTCCCATAACCCCAGTTTGAGCCTGGCCCGTAAAGTTGGGTCAGTTATCAGATCAAGCCGTTTTTCAGCCTCCCTGGCTGTGTAGGGATTGTCTTTGTATAGGGACTGGATAAACGCATATCCTTTGGGCAAAGTCCCGTTCTTGTAGGGCCGATAGAATATGCGGTAAAGCCAATTTTGCTGGGGATTGCAGGTTAGTAGTATTTTGGCCGTCAGCAGTCCATACTCGGCATTTTTCCACCTACCAACACGGGATTTTAGTACATCAAAGGCCAGAAAATGAACCTCACCAGCCTCCTCAATCCAACCACCAGTGTACTCAGTTGACCCGAACCTAACAAACTCAGGATCAGAAGGGGTAAATTTTAGATCAAGCAGGTCAATTCTGGAACCATTGGTAAACTCAATGTAGTGATACTGGCCGTTTAGTTTCCAGTCATTAGCTGGGATCTTGTGATACTCACACACCTTGCGAAAGGTAGCATAAGAACTAGCCATCAGCCGTGTTAGCTCATTTCTACCGATAAACCACTTGGTCCCAGGATAGAGATAGCAGTTAGTCAATAACCACTCAGCCCCAAGCCAGGATTTGCCACCCTCAGCCCCACCCCCAAAAAGTAAAAAGGATGTTGTGTCATCCCATAGCAACTGATATGCCTCGTATTGCTTATGGCTCGGTTTGATTGTCGGGGTTATCTCCATTTTCTTTTGGTGTTGGTGGGAGAATGTTAAACCCTACAATTTTTTGCCCACCAGTAGTAATGTCCGTATCGCTTTTTTCTCTGTAACCATGATTATTCATCAGCATCAGTTTAATAATAGACTGGTTAATTTCCTTGCCTCCAAATATACCAGTGTCGGTCAAATCCTCCTCCTGTTTTTCCATGATTTTACTAAGAGCGTCGGAAAATTCTGGATGAATTTTTGCCCATTCATACAGTGTGTCTTTGTGTACTCCTATCCTACGGGCAAAACTCACCACCTTTGGCAAGTGCATATTTTCTGGGCCTGTTTCTTCAAGATACCTATCCACCTCCTCAATAAACCTTGGGTCGTATACAGTGGGTCTACCTGCCATTATGCTTGGGGTTCATCTTTAACCTTTTTAACATGAAGCTCTTTTGTTTCCATGTCTATTTTGGTTTGATACTTATACCCTTCTGGCGCTTGGCCTACGGCTACTCTATTCTCAATCATGGCCTGGGTAACTTGTAGGTCGGTCTGCATAGACTCCACGGCTGTATTGAAAAACCCTATGGTGTTCAGCAGTCTTTTAAACTTGGTAAATTCATCATCGGTCAGCTTAAATTTTCTTATTTCTTCCTTGGGAGTAGTTTTAGTCATAGTTTATTATAACCACAATGTCCGTAATTGTACATACGAGGTAGTATTTTGCTTATTAGTCCAGGCTCTACGTAGATACCCCTTAGCAAGCAGTACCCCCAAAGACCACTCCACTGTATCTGACACCATGCCAGACTTGACCATTTGTTTCATAATTTGCATCTTGGGAACGGGAGTCTTTTTGGTCTTAACCCAGTTAATAATAAATAGCATCACTTTTTCTTGTTGATCTGTTATGTCTTTTCTTGAAACGTACTTAATCACTGTAACAATAGACTATCACTAGATTACGTCAATTTCCACCCTGGGATTAGTTTTATCCTTAATTTTGTACACATGATACTCAACTACTTGGGAGTCATCCTCATATACGATTCCGCTCATAGCGTCCAGTAACAGCTTGGCATTGTCTACATCCCTATCAAATTTCAGATAAAACCTGATAGTTAAGACAACTGGGGTAGATAATAGCTTGGGCCTAATCGCTTTCATTCTCCACTGTGCTTCATCTTTCCAGGCTTTTGCTACGCTCGACAAAAACGATCTGTTTCCCTTTCGGCCGTATTGCTGGTTAGTAGTCGGTGGAAGTGGCAAAACAAAGTTTGTCATTTTCCTGGCCTCAGCTTATTAAACAATTCTTCTGTTTTGCCCTTATCAAACTCTATTTCGTTGTGGTGTTTGTAGCACAGTAGTAAAACCTGGTCGAAATCCGATAGTTGCTCTACGGTGGAGTAAAATCTGCGCTTTTGACGGTGGGCAAAAGTAATAAACCAAGAAGTACCGCAATTAGGGTACTCACATCTAGTTATTCCTTTTTCTAAAAACAACTCGGCTAGTTTTTTGTTAGCCTCCCTGCTCATTTTACCCCTTTTACCAAGTTTCATTTTTCAAACTTATATCTTTTTACCTGTGGCATAACTGCCATTGGAACTGGTAACAAATCCTGTACCCACCTGGGCAAGGTAAAATAAGAAAATCTGTAATCCACAGCATCACGTCCCGACAAAGTTGGAAATTCCCCTGATTTTTTGCGCCTAACAATGTCTGAATAAGAAACACGCAACACATCTGCCAATTCACCTGCGGTATAGACATAAGGATTAACAACTTTTAGATAGGATTTGTTTTGGTTAAACTTCATAATCAAGTCTATAATAGCCCGTTTTGTCTGTATAGGAGGTCAAACTAGATCAAATTTTAAACATGATGTAGTTTGTGGCACATTTAACCAGTTGATTTAGGTTTTGGGTGCTGTAATCTATCTGTATGCACACATTTAATCGAGTTATAATTTCAAGCCTACTAACAAGCCCATGCGGAGTGTGTGCAAACTCGACCGTGTGGGCTTTTTTGTGGGCTACACGATAATATGGACGGCTGGATTAAAATACACAGAAAAATTCTTGATTGGCGCTGGTATGACGATTTAAATACCAGAGTTGTTTTTTTTCACTTACTCCTTACTGCAAACCATAAAGACAAAGAATGGCAAGGGTTAACTGTTAAAAGGGGTCAGGTGGTGGTGGGTCGTATTAAATTAGCCAAAGATATCGGCATTTCGGAGCGTGCGGTGAGAACTGCAATAAATAAGCTAAAAACGACCAGCGAATTGACCAGCAAATCAACTAACAAATATACGGTACTTACCATAATAAATTACGACAAATACCAACTGAATGACCAGCAAGTTGTCCAGCAAACGTCCAGCAAACGTCCAGCAAACGACCACTACCAAGAATGTAAAGAAGTTAAGAATGAAAGAATTAACACAATGCAAACATCGTCCCAAGGGGACGCACAGGTGGAGAAACTTTTAAAAGAAAAAACTGGTACGGCTTACGAGTACCAGGATGCTGGACTATCGGTTTGGCAAGAACTAAAAGCGCCAGAAGATAAAAAAGGGGAATTTATACGGGTGTTTAAAAATGAACGCTCTATTGCCGAGTCAGCGTTTAGATTTTCAGTAGACCATCCCTCAGCAAATTTACGCTGGAAGATGTTTTTTTGGAAGTACAACCAACTGTTAAAACTTAAACCCAAAGCATGATGTTCTTAGGCGAAAGCCCAATAGAGGAGATTTTATACAGCGAGCTTGTGAAGTTTGGCTTTAAACCCGTCTCACAGTATGTAGTCGGGCCGTACCGCCTGGATCTGGCATTTCCTGACCTAAAGGTGGGAATTGAATGTGATGGCAAAAAATGGCATACGGATCCAGATCAAATAAACCGAGATATTAGGCGTAGCGAATATTTACAAAGCCAAGGTTGGGGTGTAGTCCGTTTTCCTGGCTGGATGATTAAAAAATATCCACGGGCGTGTGCTTCTATGGTTGGATTGAAGTATTTGGAGCCAATAGTCACAGCTAAACAAAAAAAGTATCTTTTGGGAGCGTATGAGATTTACTTAATTCAAGTGGGACGTTATATTAACCTATATGAACCCTGAAGAACTTGAACTTATAAGCAAGGGGATTAAGAAACTTTGGGACACCCCACCTTCTAAGTTTAACCCTGCCACTTTTGCTTTTTTAGTTCGTTTTTTGTCACGGCTTGAAGTTGATCTATACGGAAGGCATATCCACACAGTACCATTCAATGCCTTACAAGAACCACAAACAACAGACCAAAAACCACAGATAACCCACGACAAACACCCACCCAAAACCACTACGGGTATAGATGGTCTTTCCTTTGAGCAAGTTCAGGAGATATTTGGCACTTGATATGGTTTGATATACATTTACCCACTAGACACATACAGATATGTCTGCAATAATTACTTAATATGAAAAACAAAGTGATAGCCCAAAAGCTACAACTCCAAACAATGTCCGATATTACCGATTTACTGGTAGCCGTCAGAGATGGAAAATCCGAAGATGTTACTAAGGCCCTGGGCGCTTACTCCCTCCATCTTCAAAAGATCGTAGACCTGGTAGACATACCATGTAGTCAATCTAAATGTGGCTATCTATCCTGCAAAGATGAGATGTGCGACAGAATGGATGCTGAGTCCTGGGAGGTGGCCAATGACCAATAAACAAGATGCAATCCGCAAGGTTATGGAAGCAATCTACGAGATATATAAACAACCATCAGTGTCTACAAACACCTCAGTATCAACATCTACAAGTGTTTCTACAGTAGCAACTGGTTATCCTGAAATGTTTAAACATGACAATGGACTGGGGCAATCTGACTTTAACAGCAAGATGAGTAACGAAGTTATCAATTCATACCAAAAATGAAAAAACTAAATATTGGCGAATTAGCCAAAGCAATGGTTAAATTTCAATCAGAAGTACCAGAGCTAGAGCTTAATAAGACTGTTAAGGTTACAACCAAGGCTGGCCAAACATATACTTTCCAGTATGCTGATCTGGCTGAAATTAAATCAAAAATTAAAAAGCCACTTTCAGCCAATGGACTGGCTTATTCTCAACTATTAAAAAAAGACGGTATCGAAACCATTTTAATGCACACAAGTGGTGAATATATGCGTGAAATTACTCCACTTGTAGGTATAGCCAATAATGCACAAGAGTATGGCTCACAGACTACATACATCAAACGCTATTCGCTAGTAGCCATACTGGGATTGGTAGCTGACGAGGATGATGATGCCAATGTAGCGGTAGGTAATAAGGCCGAGTTTGCACAAAAAACAGCACCACAAAAAGTTTACGCATCGCCAGAAGTCATAGCCCATGCCAAGGAAGAATTTAAAAACTCAAAATGTTCAAAATGTGGAGGGCCTATTGCCATAAGTTTGGAGGGTAAACCATATTGTGCCAATAAATGTTTTCTTAATAATTCAACACAAAAATGAAAAAACACATCTCAAAAGAGATTTTTCTTCAAGCCAAGGCAATGTTAGACCAAGGCAAAACCCAGGCTAAGGTAGCTAAAAAGCTAAAAATAGGCACTGGTACGGTTAGTAAGATAAAGAATGCCAAGACTTATTCGGCCTATCTCGGTGTCAAAGTCAACATGTCTGGTCTGGATCGTAATTTTTCTTTGGATAAGGAAATAAAAAGATTAAAAATTGAGGTTAAAAAAGTTCCAGCATTTGCCAAGTTTGTGGAAAATGAGGTAGCATTAGCCATGACTGAAAAACTAACCAAGGCTACAGCAGACAAACAAGTAACAATCGACACACAAGCCAAGAGGATCAGCGAATTAACTATCCAAGCTGACAAGGATTTGCAAGAATTGGTGTCACTTAGAGCCTTTGGGGCGTATGTAAATGACTTTCTGGGTAAATGGATGACCATCAGCTCCAATGCTTTCAAGATTTTTAGACTGGCTGTTATCCTGATAGTTGCACTTTTAGCTGGTTACGTTACATTAGCCATTAGCCATATCAGACTATGACCCTCTGGGTGTCCAGCCTAATATACCGAATAAGCTGGCGGTTACAACTTGTTTCCGTCATAGCACCCAGGTAATTTTATGAAACAAAAAACAATTAAACGCTGGAAGTTCCTTGAAAAAGGATTCAAGTCCAGCCAAGGTGATACAAAATGGAAACTAGGAGAGTGGGCTAAACCCATTAAAGATTTAGACATGTGTGAGCGAGGCTACCATTGTTCCAAGGGCATCTATCAAGCCTTTTCCTATGTTCAAGGTTCAATATTAGCTTTGGTAGAGTGCAAAGGTAAGCACCAATCCCAAGACGACAAGGAAGTTTGGGAAACAATGAGGGTTACTAAAACATACAAGTGGACAAAAAAGGACAGTGTATCTTTGGCGATATTCGCTGCCGAACTATGTATAGAAAACTTTGAAAAGGTATACCCAGAAGATAAGCGACCCAGAGAAGCAATAGAAGCTGCTAAAAAGTTCCTAAAGTCTCCAACTAGGGCAAACAAAGAAGCTGCTAAAAAGTTCCTAAAGTCTCCAACTAGGGCAAACAAAGAAGCTGCTGGGACGGCTGCTTGGTCGGCTGAGTCGGCTGAGTCGGCTTGGTCGGCTTGGTCGGCTTGGTCGGCTTGGTCGGCCGAGTCGGCTGCTAGGTCGGCTTCTAGGTCGGCTGGGTCGGCTGAGTCGGCTGCTAGGTCGGCTGCTCGGTCGGCTACTTGGTCGGCTGAGTCGGCTTGGGCGGCTGCTGAGTCGGCTGCTGAGTCGGCTGGGTTGGCTGCTGAGTCGGCTATTGTGCAAAAAATCGCCAACTGGATGGATGAACGCTTATTAGTTTTGAAGGAGATCAAATGACCTTAGATTATGAATACGTGGAAAAACACGAAGATGTTAGAAAGCACATACAAAGGTGTGAGGGTAAGCACGCTCAACAGGTAGTTTATTCCACTTTCCACGATGCCTTAACCCAGATATGCTACGGATGCAAAAAAGTTAGAAGTAATATTTTTAAACAAATATGAACGACAAACTAGACAAACTAATTGACCTACTGACCTGGTACCTAAATACTCAGGGAGATGTCAAATATTTTATTGAAAAGTT